GACGATTACAGATAACATATCATGCAAAGACACAGATAAACTTCGAGATCAGATCAAATATATTGATGCATATCAGTTCCAGGACGCAGATGTCTTGTATATAATCTCATTCATGCCAGCCACAAAATTTACTCCTGCTCCTGGCAAAAGGTGTTGTAAACTTGGTGTCACATCAAACTATCCTGATAGAATTGACAGCTATGAATCAAGTAAAAACTATATCAACCCCAGGACAGAGTACGTTATCGAGTGCAAACCACGACCAAAGAGGCATGTCGAAAAAATTGCGAAGCGAATAGTCCAAGAAATGAATTTGTTGCCCATGGACAGCAAAGAGCGTTTCCAGGCCTCTGATAAAGAACTTGAGAAAGTGAAAGAAAAAATCAATGAGGTATTAGAGACAACAGATTCTGACGACATACACTCAAATACTGATTTTATCAGAGAATGTAAGTCCAAGGTGCTTGACATGTTGGCAGGTGGAATCATTACATATGAACAATATAGAGAAATGATGGACAACGATTTTTAATTTCCAAACCCCCTTTTGATAGCTTCTAGGTTATCAATGGTATCTTCGCATGTTTTTCGTTATTTTACTCGATTCTTCACGGGTATTGGGAAAATGTACAGAGGCGTTACTTTGCGAGCTAGAAAGTGATCTGTGAATTTTGCAGATCACTTTATCGACGTTTTCAAGGTAAACTCACCCAAGTTTAACAAGGCGCAAAGTTTCGTCCTGTAAATTTGCAGGGCGGTATTGTCAAGGCTAATTTCTGAACTAGAGACCGTTACCGGAATTCCGGTAACGGAGTTAATTAAGTCTGTTTGTGATGGAATTTCCCAAACACCCTCTTTTGATAACCCCTAGGTTATCAATGGTATCTTCGTAGGTTTTCCGCTAATTTTCTTCGCAAACCTCGAGGGTATTTTCTGATGTCTCTGGATTTCTTAGATGCTAAAAAACATGCGAATTTTGCATTGCAATTATTTTTTCCCCACCCCTAATAAATGGCAACATCCTCGATTTGTACATCAAACCTTACCTCAGGCTTCGTCGATCTCGCGACATTCGATGAGCTCGAGAAGTACATGTATGGTGGTCCCCACGCGACCGCATACTTTGTCCGTGAAACCCGCAAGTCTACGTGGTTCACACAAGTTCCTGTGGTTCTTTCCCGCGCTAGTGGTCAACCCGGTTTCAACCAGGAGTGGTCAGTCGCCATTTCTCGTGCCGGCGATTACCTCCTGTACACTTGGCTCCGTGTGGCGACTCCTCAGGTGCAACTTCAGGCCGGTGCCACCCTCAATCAGCGTCTGCGATGGACCCGCAACTTCATGCACAACCTTGTGCGTGAGTGCTGCATCACCTTCAACGACCTGGTAGCGGCCCGCTTTGACAACTACCATCTGGACTTCTGGAGTGCATTCACCGTGCCCGCCGGTAAGCGCAACGCGTACAACAACATGATCGGTAACTTCACTGCAATGATCGCGGGACAGGACCGTACGGCCCCCATCCCATCATTCACCCTGAACTTGCCCCTGCCCTTCTTCTTCTCCCGTGACTCGGGTGTCGCCCTGCCCACCGCGGCCCTGCCCTACAACGACATGCGCATCAGCTTCAGCTTCCGTGACTGGACTGAGCTGCTCATCTTCGATGACATCGCCCTTGTTGGTACCGGCACAAACCCCTCACGCTGCGCAGTCGCCACTGACCTGCTCAACGGTGCCCCCGCCCTGGGAACCACACAGGTCTGGGCCAACTACGCCATTGTATCCAATGATGAGCGTAAGCGCATGGGTTGTGCCCCTCGTGATATTTTGATCGAGCAGGTGCAGAGTCTGACCCGTCAGACCTTCGCCCCCGCCACCAACCCGAACCCCAGCTACGATGTGCGTTTCTCACACGCCATCAAGGCCCTGTTCTTCGGTGTTCGCAATAACACTACAGCTTGCGAGTGGTCCAACTACACCACACACTCCCCTATCCCATCGGTCGGTGGTGTGATCTTCAACCAGGACGAGACCTTTGATCCCATCCTGGAGACCTCTCTGCTGTATGAGAACACTGCTCGTCTGAGCCAGATGGGATCTGACTACTTCTCCTTCGTCAACCCATTCTACCACGCCGTCTCCGTGCCCCTCGAGACCGGTTACCACATGTACTCGTACACCCTCGACCTGGTCTGCCTCGACCCCATGGGCTCCACCAACTACGGTAAGCTCACCAACGTCTCCGTCGCACCCACCGCCTCCGCTTCCGCCGTCGTCGGAGCCAACGGTACAGGTGCCGTAGGACGCGGAGCAGACTATGCACAGACATACGAGTTCGTTTTGACTGCAGTCAATAACAACATCATTAGGATATCAGGAGGGGCCCTCGGATTTCCTGTTCTATAAGTTCGTATTGCTAAACTCTTATTTAAACAAATTGATATTATACTTCAAAGTATAATCTCGCAAAAATGCCTCGCAAAACACCAATGCCAAGCCCATTACCTGCTGCCAGAAAAGTCGGCTTTGTTTTTGACACAGATCTTTTCGACAAAGAAAACGTCCGTAACATGGGAAAATGTATATGCGGAACCAAGTGTTACGTATCTCGTGACAGTCTTGTCAAACAGCAATATTGCCGCAATGAAGATTGTGAATACTACCAACCCAAACGTAAGATAGACCAACATGAAATGCGCCTTATCGCAGAAGATGAAAAATGCTGCACTGTTCATGATATCACAGGAAGTGGTGTCAGAGCAATTGTGACTATTACCTGTGTTTGTGGGGTATACCAAAAAGCAACGTGGAATCATCTACGTTCAGAAGATTGGTGTATTAATCGCAACTGTGAACATTATCGCAAACACCAACAACTCACTACAGAAATGATTAAAATGTGGATTGAGGGGGAAAACTACTCAATGCCAAAAACCTTTGAATATGAGAAAAAGCATGGGTCGTATTACGCACAAAAAATACGATTACGTTGTCCCAATGGCCATCCCCACAAAACATCTGTCGAACAATGGGTCAAAGGCATACGTTGCAAAATCTGTAACGGAGATGGCAGAACCCTGTCATACTTTACACTGAAGGAGTATTACGAAAGTTACGGCTGTAAAATTGAATTATCCGAGGATGAATTTGTCGGTAATTGTACACACAATACAGTGCCTTTTGTTTGCAGTAATGGCCACTATATCGATAACCTCACAAAAAATCTGTTTGACAACAGAATTGCACAGGATCTGGGGCCATGCGCTGAATGTAATCATAATGGTATGTTGTCCAAAGGAGTAATACATCACATGCAACTACCTGAGATTGCGTCGAAACTTCAACACGGTAACAACTACAAAACATACGTCATGCCTAGCGGGAAAGAATTACGCATCCAAGGTTGCGAAAATGCGTGTCTTGACTTGCTTCTTCAGGAATATCGAGAGGAAAATATATATAACGACAAAGAGCAGATACCTGATTTCAGATATTATAATGCAGAGAGACAGATTCAATCTAGATATTACCCAGATTTTATGATAGAAGGAGAAAACTTGATCATTGAAGTAAAATCTCTGTACTTTTTTCAGCTACAGTATGATAATAATTTAGCGAAATTCCAGTCTGTTGTTGACGAAGGGTATTCTTTGCAAGTATATGTATTCGACGAAAAAAATACACTGTTGTCGATATGGAGATTTTTCCCAGGTTGCAATATTTACAACATGTTCGGACGTGTCAACCCGCGACAGTGTGATAAAGCTAAAACAGCAGTCTCTGCAACGTAATACACACGATTTATCGGGTTTTCCCGACAAATTATAGTAGTTACAGATTTAGTCCAACCGAGTAATCTCGCATACACGCATCTCTTCGGCATCTGAGTCAATCCATCTCCACTCCCGCCCAACATTCTATATTTCGTCCAGAGACGTACCCACTGTCTCACACGGAGATTGTTCATTGAGCACACGATCAGCGTATTTCACTGCTTGGATCATTTCTGGGGTGAGACGTTTTCCACATGAACAGGCCGTTTTCTTGATATCAATGTATCGTGTGCATCGCCCAGTTTTTTTGATAAACTCAATCGCCTGATTGACTCTCTCGATGTTACCACTTAACACTGCTGATAAAATGGGATGTAATTGGAGACTCGAAGTGTTAGAATGCCATGTCCAATGACGGTCACCGGTCTGGCTAAATTTTATAAGGGGAATTTCCGAGAAATATTGGTCAATAATATCGAATTTTCCTATGGACGCAAGTATATCAATGACTTCATCAATTTTCAGAAAAGGCTTGGACAAAAATTCGACATTTTCCTTGTTGAGGAAGCGAGCCAGTTCCTCTTCCTCGAAGAACTCATCTGTATCTTCGCCGATCAGTTCTTCAAAGTCAAAGTCCTCAATGAGTTCTTGGATAATATTGGCCCCAGCAGGAAACATGTCGTCGTCGAAGAGTGTGCGCAGTGCTGCAATCTTCGTGGGCTCTGTTGTACAGAGGATTGGCTGGGCGGGTGAGTGGTGATACTTGACTCGGCCAAAGGGCTCGCCACCCAAGAGCTGCACAGAACTGGCGGTGATTGCACCGTCATTGAGTTCGTGGAACTTTTCGGGTTCCCG